TTTAATTGCTTTAAAATTAAAAATTGATAAAGAAGCTAATAGAAAAATAGAATTTAAAAAAATAAAAAATGAAGGATTTATTAAAAACAATTTGGAAAAATAAAAGTAAAATTTTTGAAGGTGTAAAAAATTCAATTATTAAAAATGAAGTAGTTGAAGAAATTTCAAAATTAAGAATGGATATTTGTAATGAATGTCCTAGTAAAGGTAAAAAATGTGCAGTAAAAGGTACTGGTCCTTGTTGTAATGAATGTGGATGTTCTTTAACATTTAAGACAAGATCTTTATCTTCTGATTGTCCATTAGATAAATGGAAAGCTTTTATGACAGAAGAAGAAGAAGATAAATTAGACACTATAAAATAAATTATTATGAGTATAAGATTTGATGCAAAAGATCATAGTTATATTAGTATAGATGATTCTGAAAAAATTAATTGGATAAGTGTTACAACTCTTATTTCTCATTTTAAAAAAAGTTTTGATGCTAAAGCAATTGCATTAAAAGTAACAAAAAATAAAAAATCTAAATGGTTTGGAATTGATCCAAAAACAATTGAAGAAATTTGGAATAATGAATCAGATAGAGCTACTACTTTAGGAACATACTATCATAATCAAAGAGAATATGATTTATGTTCTTTAGCTTCTATAGAAAGAGAAGGTATTACTATACCAGTTTTTAATCCAAGTGGAGAAATTGATGGTATAAGAGTTGCTCCTTTACAAAAATTAGATCCAGGAGTATATCCTGAACATATGATGTATCTTAAATCAAAAGGATTATGTGGACAATCTGATTTAGTTGAAATAGTAAATGGTAGAGTAAATATTATAGACTATAAAACTAATAAAGAAATTAAAAAAGAATCATTTAAAAATTGGGAAGGAATATCTGAAAAATTAAAAGATCCTATAAAACATTTAGATGACTGTAATTATAATCATTATGCTTTACAGTTAAGTTTTTATATGTATATTATATTAAAACATAACTCAAAGTTATTACCAGGAAAAATATTTATACATCATGTAGTATTTGAAGAAGAAGGTAGAGATAAATTTGATTATCCAATAACAAAGTATAATCATAATAATGATCCGGTTGTAAAAGAAGTTATACAAATACCTATGCCTTATCTATATGATGAGGTTATTTCAATACTTAACTACATAGAAGATAACCCTATTAAAAAAATAAAATGATAATTAAACTATTTGATATAGAAAATGGTGTAGTAGTTCCTACAGAACACTGTTATACTTTAAAAGCATTAAAGGATGTTATGGATGAATATCCAGAAGAACATCTTAAAATTTACTTATATTTATTTTATATGAGTTGTCCAAATCCTGATTTAAATCCTTTTTTTTATACTCCTGAAATGGATAAAGAAGATTTAATTTTAAAACAAATAGATTCTGATTTTTCAGTAGAAGATAAAAGTATCCATATAGCATTACAGTTTTGTCAAAGAATGTATGAAACACCAACCTCAAGAGCTTATAAAGGTATTGCCTCTATGTTAGATAGATTAGCAAGATATATGGAAACACAGAGCATTACAGATGGTAGAGATGGCAATATAAACTCTATTGTAAGTGCTGCAAAAAACTTTGATCAAATTAGATCATCTTTTAAAGGAGTATATAAAGATCTTCAAGATGAACAATCAAGTAAAGTTAGAGGTGGTATTGGTATGGCATATGATCAATAATCATGGAAGAAATATATAATAATATACCAACTTGGGATAATGGTAAATGGACTGTTACTGATTTTGAATCAAGAGAGTTATTTTCTGATTTTATTTTTGGTTTATTTAAAGAACCTGGTAAATATAAATTTGATGAAACAAGTTTTTTATTTAATCAACAAGGAGAATTATTTAGAGAAAATAAAGTTTATTGTACAGCACCATTTAAATCTAAAGACTTTGTTAATTATTGGGATGATCAAAAATTAAAATGTAGAAAAGGTATAATATATAAATCTAAAGATGGTACATGGTTTATTACAAGAGACTACTATATGTGGTTAAACTTTTTACCAATCTTTGATAAAGAACAACAAAAGTTTGACTTTGCAAAAATTAGAGATGCTCAGTATCATATGGCATTATATGAACTACTTGCAGAACTTAATTATAAACATGTTGCTATCTTAAAGAAACGTCAGATAGCATCTTCCTACTTTCATATATCTAAGTTACTAAATCAATTATGGTTTGAAGAAGGAGTTACCTTAAAAATGGGTGCTAGTCTTAAAGATTATATTAATGAAAAAGGATCTTGGAAATTTCTTGCAGAATATGCAGCATTTCTTAATCAACATACTGCATGGTATAGACCTATGAATCCTGATAAAATTCTAATGTGGCAACAAAAAATAGAAATTAGAAAAGGTGATAGAAAAACAGAATCAGGTTTAAAAGGTACAATGCAAGGAATGTCTTTTGAAAAAGATCCTACAAATGGTGTTGGTGGACCAGTAAAATATTTCTTTCATGAGGAAGCAGGTATAGCACCTAAGATGGATCAGACTTATGAGTACATGAGACCTGCAATGAGATCAGGTTTAACAACTACAGGAATGTTTATTGCTGCAGGATCAGTAGGAGATTTATCTCAATGTAATCCTTTAAGAGATATGATATTAAATCCTAACTCAAAAGATGTATATGCTGTAGAAACAAATTTATTAGATAATAAAGGTACACTAGGTGTGTCAGGTTTATTTATTCCAGAACAATGGTCTATGCCTCCTCATATTGATTTATATGGTAATTCACTTGTAGAAGAATCTCTTATAGCATTAGATGCTCAATTTGAAAAATGGAAAAAAGAATTAAATCCAGAAGATTACCAATTAAGAATATCTCAGCATCCAAGAAATATAAAAGAAGCATTTGATCATAGATCTGTATCAGTATTTCCTACACATCTAATTGCAGCACAAGCAAGAAGAATTGAAGAAAAAGAATATGCTTATGAATTTTTAGATATTAGTACAGATTCTGATGGAAAACCTTCTGTTACAACAAGTAATAAAAGACCAATAATAGAATTTCCAATATCTAAAAAAACTGAAGATAAAACAGGAGTATTAGTAGTATGGGAAAGACCAATTAAAGATCCAACTTTTGGACAATATTATGCTTCAATTGACCCTGTTTCTGAAGGAAAAACTACAACATCAGAATCATTATGTTCTATATATGTAATGAAAGCTCCAGTAGAAGTAACTAGAATAAGTGGAACTGATACTGAAACATATGTTGAACAAGATAAAATAGTTGCAGCTTGGTGTGGAAGATTTGATGATATTAATAAAACACACCAGAGATTAGAACTTATAATAGAATGGTATAATGCATGGACAATTATAGAAAATAATATTTCTTTGTTTATTCAATATATGATATCTAGAAAAAAACAAAGATATTTAGTACCTAAAGGACAAATTATGTTTTTAAAAGATATTGGTTCTAATGCAAATGTATTTCAGGAATATGGTTGGAAGAATACTGGTACATTATTTAAAGCACACTTACTAAGTTATACTATAGAATATACCAAAGAAGAATTAGATGTAGAAACTAAAACAGATGGTACTATTGTAAGAACTAAATACGGTATAGAAAGAATACCTGATCCTATGTTACTTAAAGAAATGCAGGAATATGCAGATGGTGTCAATGTGGATAGACTGGTTTCTTTTGCTGCACTTGTTGCATTTATGAGAATACAACAATCTAATAGAGGATATTCTAAAAGAGTGGTTATGGATGATGCTGCTAAAAACTTGCAAAAGTCAGAAAATTTGTTTAAATTAAATAGGAGTCCTTTTCGTCATGTGGGAGGAAATAAATTATCAAATAGGCCAGAATTTAAAAAATCTGCCTTTAAAAACTTAAAGTAAACACTATGCAAATAATAAATGCTTTACAGGCCAAAGCAGGAGCTAAAACTGAAAATAATAAAATTGGTACAATTACCCAACCATTACAATTTTTATCTAAAAAAGAAAAAACAGATGAATGGGCAGCATGGAATCTTGACTGGATAGAATGGCAAGGACAAAAACAAATACGTAGGAATGCTAGAAGACTTATGAAAAATTATAAGTTAGCAAAAGGTATTATAGATAAATCTGATTATATAGTAGAAGAAAATAATGAAATGAGAGAAATAGTAGATATTCTTACTAAAGAAGATACATCTGCTTTAGAACTTAAGTTTTATCCTATTATTCCAAATGTTATTAATGTTCTAGTAGCTGAATTTGCAAAAAGATCTACTAAACTTACATACCGTGCCATAGATGAAATTTCATATAATGAAATGATGGAACAAAAAAAATCTATGGTAGAAGAAGTTTTAATGGCAAATGCTCAAACTAAAATAGTTGCAGCATTAATTGCTCAAGGAATGGATCCTAATTCTGAAGAAGCAAAACAAGAAATATCACCAGAAAAATTAAAAACACTACCAGAAATAGAACAATTC